TGTAGGGCTAATCAAACACTGCTGATTTCCTGTTGTGATCGTATGTATCGGATCTTTGCAATTTCCACCCGGATGATTTGTCGTATTCGTTCCCATGTATGGCACAAGTTTAGGTTCAATAAGACAATGTTCATTTTTACTCACAATCGTAGTCAGCGGATCCCTTACATCCTTACTCCGGTCTTTTGTAAATCCAGTTTGCCCGATTTGTATCATATACGGCTCTACAATCCCATATCCGTGTTTTCCGGTTATAGTCGGCATTGGCTCTCTAATGTCGTTCGGTCTACGCTCACCACCGTGATTGCACTGAATGATAAAAGGCTCTGGATTTTCCAACACAAATTTTTTTAATCCTCTGGCAATGCGCTCCATTGTCTTGGGAGCCAGTGGACGTACCGCCCGGATCCCGTACTTCTCCTTAATCTCTTCGGATGTATCAAAGATGCTCGGACAGGGAAGAGAAAAATCAAGCTGTGTGTATGCTCCAACATACGGTTTGAGAAGTCCTGCTTTTACCTCTTCGCTGTCTGCTGGTGCGTGTGTCGGCTCCGGCCACACAATCGGCTTACCATCGCATCTGGCAATCAGAAAAAATCTCTTTCTCATGGTCGGTGCCCCGTAATCGGCTGCCACCAGTTCCTGGAACTGTACCTCATAGCCTAAATCTGTAAGCTGCTGCATAAACTTATCGAATGTATTCCCTTGTTTTGCTTTAATCGGATGATGTCCTCGGTTTAATGGTCCCCATGTCTTAAACTCTTCCACGTTTTCCAACATAATCACCCTCGGTCTCACCAATCCCGCCCAACGACACGCAACCCATGCAAGCCCACGTATAAATTTATCTTTTGGCTTGCCTCCTTTTGCCTTGCTGAAATGCTTACAATCTGGAGAAAACCATGCAAGTCCTACCGGATGACCGTTGCATGCCTTAACCGGATCTACCTGCCACACATCTTCACAATAATGTTTTGTATTCGGATGGTTTGCCTTGTGCATCCGGATAGCTTCCGGATCATGGTTGATCGCAATATCAACGCTATAACCTGTTGCCATTTCCATCCCAGTGGAAGCTCCACCACCACCTGCAAAATTATCAACTATTAATTCTCCATTAATCATTTTATATCTCACCTGAATTCTGATCTATTATAATGTTTGAGTTTTCTTTCTGGGATATTCTTTAAGCATGTTCCTCATATCATCGTCTGTCATTTCCGCATACTGATATACATCATATAAGGGAGCATAATTATATTTTCCAAAGGCACGAAATCGGTATTCTCCTACTTTTTTTAAGATCCCCCTTCTTTCCAGACGCTTCACATCCTGGTGTGTGATATTGAACGTCTTTTGATACACTTGACTGCTGACACCTACTTCAAATGATTCAGCAAGCTTTTTATAAGTAAATCCATTATTTATAAGCAAGTCAAACAAATCTTCCTTCGTCGTTTTATTATCGTATTCTATACAGATAGAATCACATAAAGAAGCAAGCTCCTTTTTTAAGGCAATACTCTGAGTTCCACCATTTTTACATACTTCTTTTTTGACATATTCCTCAACAGATAAATTTTCATCAAAATAAATAATATCTCTCATTTTATCTCCTAAAATTCATATTCAGTTTAAATGGCAAACAATATATCCGTTACTATAAATATCATCAATGATATACCGGCTAAAAGTTGCGTATCGAAATGCATGTCCTTTCATGTATGGCAAAGGTTCTACGTAAACATCATGCTTCGGTATGTATTCGCATATCCAAGATGCAAGACGATTCTTCGCTCCTGGATATTTTAAAACACTTTTCACTCGTTCACCTTCCTCCACTAAATCCCAAAACTACCATCCCATATCATTTCTATTGCCGATGGCATTGGGATCTATCATGTATGACATATTTAACTTTGCTTCCGCAAGTTCCTTCTTTAATTCCTTCACCTGCTTTTTTAATGCTGCATTTTCATCCATAATTTTCATGATTTTGCAATCTTTCTTCTGATCACACTTGTTGCGCACAGAATAGTTATCACACATCTGACAGATCTCTGTCTTACTCATATTCTCTACCTCCACTAAATCCTAAGTTATTTCCGTTTGTATCTACAATTCAGTTCTCTTCCTCCTGGTGTATAATGTCGAACTTTATTTCTGTCCTTGTAAATTCCAGCACAAAAATATCCGGTGCATATGCAAAAATTTTCTATATCCCCATATCTATTATTTTTTGGTGTTTGCACCAACCACTGACAGTTAGCACAACATTCTACATCATTATTCATTGCAGGATGCAAGGAAGCTTTTTTTCTTATTACAGTTCAGCCTTGATCATCAATTTTTAATTCTCCATTTTTAAACTTGATTAAGAGTTGCTTGATGATAGATTCCATTTCATCCACACTGGTTCCTTGATCAAAATAGTTCTCCAAATCTTTCGTTTTAAAGGTAACCTTTGTCTTTGGTTTTTCTTTTGGTGGTTCAATTAAAAGTGAGACTACTTTTTCATAAGAAAGTGGCTGCTGTTCCGCCGTTTCCCGGATGATTTTGGCTTGTACCAGGTTAGGAATATGATGAAAGTTACTGATATATTCATATAAAGATACCTGGCTCTCCGGATCCAGAAACGCAAGCTCTGTTCCAATTTGAACAGTAAGCTTTCCTGTATCAATAAGTGCCAGAAAATCATCTGACAGATAGGAAAGCCTAACAAATCTTTGTACCTGACGTTTAGAGTCTTTCCCGGCTCCAACTGTCTCTGCTGTATCTGTTCGATTCTTTCCAAGCTTCTTTTCTTCATCAAGACACATTCTATAAGCCTTTGCTTTTTCGCTCGGCAGGATCTCGTCTCTACCGGATATATTACTATGTGTCATAAGCTTAGTCGCTGTATAATCATCTACTGAAACAACTACAATAGGTATAGTCTTCAAACCAACGATACGTGCAGCTTCGGTCCTACAATGTCCTGAAATAATCTCATATTTACCATCAGAAAGAGGACGTACAAGCACTGGCTGAATAATACCATTCTCACGTATGCTGTCCACTAATTCGAGAAATTCAGCAGATTCTTTATCAATATGAAAAGGATGCTTCTTAAAATGTACCAGTAAATCAATATCTGTCTCATGCGGTTTATCGGTTTCTACCGTTACATTCTCTGCTTCAAGCTCCTCCTGCAATGACGGATCAAGCAAATATGAAGTGTCCATTTTTTTTAAATTCTCGAATATATTTTTCCCTGCCATTTATATCACTTCCCCTCTATTTTGATAAATTCTTCAATTAGATCTCCATAAACCATTGCTGCAGATGTTTTCGGTGCATATTTAAAAATACTTTCTCCCTCGCCATCTGATTCTGAAATGCGGACGGAATTAGGAATATATGTATCAAACATATTGATTTTCCCCTGGTAAGAATCTCTAAAATATGCCATAACATCCCTGTCATTATTAGTATTGATACGAACCATTGTAAACAAAATACCTAATACCTCTGGCTTTACTAATGTTCCATTCAGTTTCCTTACCTGGTTGATGTAAGAAAACAAATTTTGCATAGCTCCAACACCTAAAAACTGCGGTTGAACTGGTATAATAACTGAATCAGCACAGAACAGAGCATTGGTAACATAAATGCCTAAACCCGCTGGACAGTCAATAAAAATATAATCATAATCATCCTTAATACTGATTAAATATCTTCTTAAAACAATTTCACGCTGGATAGCACAGATCAATTCGCTTTCAAACGCATGTAATTCTTTAACGCTACAAATAACATCTATTCCTTCTTCATGCTGCATGATTGCATAGCCTTCCGGAACATCCTCACAATCTTTAGACAATTTAAAAATGTCGAGAATTGTCTTCTGCTCTTTAGTAACATGGATACCAAGCGCAGTAGTTAAATTTGCAGACGGATCCAAATCAATCGCAAGAACCTTTTTTCCTCTTGCTGCCAATCCAATAGCTAAATTTTTTATGGTGGTTGTTTTTGCTACACCACCTTTTTCGTTTACACATGCAATAATCTTACTCATATTCATTCTCCTAACTGTAATTTGATATTGATAATTTGCTTGTTTTATGTTATTATTTAGAAAATATGGGTGATTAAGAATTTAGTATCCCTGTTTCTAACAGGGCATTCCAGGGGTGGAATCCTAAACTTAATTCCCTTAGGATCCTGTTTGCCAGAACAGGATCTTTTTTTTACTGTGATATATAAGGAGGCTTGTATATGAAGAATACTAATTCCACATTAAATGGAGAGGATTTAAAGAACATCACATCTCGTGTTATATATCTAAGGAATCAGATACTTCATATGACGCAATCGGAGTTTGCTTCTGTTTTAAAAATGAGCCAAACATATTTATCGTTAATTGAATCAGGCAAAAAAGCTATTACCAAACCGACCATTGATAATATTTTGAGTACCTTTAAAGTAAATATGGAATGGCTGTTATTCGGCATCGGTACCGATGATGAAATCTTCCTTTCAACATCATATACAAAGGAATATTTTACAAAATCTACTCAGGAATCCGCATTGTCTGCTTTACAAAACGCTTATCAGCTTAAAAACAATGAAACAGATTTTGTAAAATGGTATTTATCTTTATCCTCTAAGGAACGTAGCCATTTTTTATCATGCATTGAAGGTCTCTCCGATCTTATGAGTTCTTATCCTCCCGGAACATCATAAGTACCCTTATGTGTTTTTTCTTTTTGCCACATTTCCTGTGCCACATGAGAAATAATTGCAAGATTCTCTTTCTCTTTAATATCATCTATACAATATTGAATTGTTTTTTTGCGTTCTTCGATGCCTATATTCTGCTTTTGTATGGGTTCACCTGACATTGCTCCACCTCCCTTAATCTATACTTTATGGTTTTACTTCTGGAGCACCATAAAGAATCGTATTTCTATCCCACTCTGTATGACCACTCAAAAATTCTTTATACTGGTCAAGCAATCCTCTATAGATATAATAAGAAAATCTTTTTTTTCCCTTTTTTTTTATAGCATGTCCGATTGGTAAACGATTTTCACGCATTAAAAATTGTAATGTGTCCAGGTCCATTTCCAATTCAGACGCAGCTTGTTTAGTTGTTACTCGTTCCATCGCATTACCTCTCTCTTGAAATAAAGTGTCGCTACTGAGTCTCTCTTGCAAACTCTATTTCATCTACTGCTATTCCAAAGAATTGAGCAATCTGTTTAGCTCTTTTTAGTGAAGGAGTTCTTTTTCCTGTTTCGTACATCCCTATAGCTCCTTTAGACATTCCAATTTCACTTGCCAATTCTTCTTGAGTGATATTTCTCTCTTTTCTCAGCTCCACCATAGAATGTGTCATATTTTACACTCTCCTTTCTCACATATTGTTGCCTATGTTTGCATTATACTCACTTATTGTTGCTTTGTCAATACTCTCGTCAACATTTTGTTGCTTTAGGCTAACAAGAACATTCTTAGCCTTTTTTTTATGCTATTTTTTAGTAAAGTCTGGAGGTGCAATGAAATGAAAATGGGACATATAATATCAAAATTACGCTATGAAAGCGGATATAGCCAAGTTGAATTAGCTGAAAAAATAGGTATTACAAAAGGTGCTGTTGGAATGTATGAAACAGATAAGCGAAAGCCAGATTACGACACTCTTATTAAACTGGCTGATTTATTCAATGTATCAACTGACTATTTACTCTCACATACCGTTGACTCTATTTCTAAAACATCAAATCATTCTGTCAACGTTTCGTTAGATAGTTCACGCTATTCAAAACAAGGATTATATATCTTAGAGTTATATGAATCTATGAACGAAGAAAGTCAAGCTATCTTATACGGAAAAGCCAGGGAACTTATAAGAGAACAACGATTAGAAGAAAAAAGTGGGAACAGAGACATACAAAAAGCAAATTAATTCAGTTTCCACAAAACTAGGAGGTGGTAATCGTGAAAATGCCGAATGGATATGGCAGCGTGGTAAAGTTGACTGGAAAACGCAGGAAAAATTGGGCTGTCAGAATATCTTATATAGAAAACATTCCCGGACAGAAGCCAAAACGCAAGCGAAAATACATAGCTTATTTTACTGATCAGAAAAGAGCCTTGGAATACCTTACTGAATATAACAGCGGTGCGATTGTCAAAGAACATGAAAAATATTCAGACATTCCCACATTCGCAGAATTATATGATAAATGGAAAAAGTACCGTAAGGGATTAAAAAATAATCCTTCTCAAAGTTGCTGGAAAAATTACGAAATTGCATTCAACCTTTTTTCCAACCTTCATGACAAGAAAATAATCTCTATTCGTGCAAATGATCTTCAGGAATGTATTTCTGCCAATAGTGCAAAATCCAAGACAACGATTGGAAATATGCGAGCAGTAATACGTGGCATGTGGAATTATGCTATCCTGAATGAATTTACTGAAAAGGATATCACTCAGCACCTTGTATTTGACTCTACATACAACGGTGAGCCTATTCATACAAGATTTACAGACAAAGAAATTGCTGCCCTCTGGGACGCTCTAGGAACCATTAACAACGTAGATATTGTATTGATTTATATTTATACCGGAACTCGCCCCTCTGAGCTGCTAGACATAAAATCCAAGGATGTACATTTAGAAGAAAAATATATGATAGGTGGAGAAAAAACCGAAGCTGGTCGTAACAGAATTATTCCCCTGCATAATGAAATTCTTCCACTCATTAAATATCGTTTGGATCAGAACAGAGAATATCTGATTACAAATAAATATGGCAACCATTATACACGTGCTGTATACCATAACTCAAATTGGAATACAGTAATGAGCAGAATGAAGATGAACCATGCTCCGCATGATGGAAGATATACATTTTCTTCTCTTGCCGATCAAGTATCAATGAATGAAACATGCCGAAAAATTATTATGGGACATGCTCTTTCAAATAAAAATGGAACTGCTTTTAAGACCGGAGGGACATCTGATGTCACTCAAGATGTTTACACAGAGAAAACTTTAGAACAACTATTAGAAGCGGTAAATAAGCTCCCTGTTAAGTTTGATGATTCGAAAAAGTAGTGTCGCCCACCTGTCGCCCACTTGTCGCCCACTCGTCACCCACGATATCAATTTAACCTCATTTATCTCAAGTTATC